GGCAATACCTAAGAGGTTGGTTGAGGTGAGGTTGGTTGCGGCAGGATTACTTACAACGCTTTCCCCGTCTGAATCAGTAGAATTGTCTATACTCGTTACTATTTTCTTAGCCACTGGCTCATAAACAGTTGAACTGCTTTGTGTTGAAGTAAGTGCTTTGGACAATATTGTTGTCGCGGCAGTAAATGTAACGTCAGTGCCAGAAATTGTTCCATAGATTTGGTCACAATAACTGGAATTATTAGCATTCTGAAACGAAATTGCGCTTGCTGAACCGTTGGTATCATAAGCAGCATTTGGATAAACAATATTAGTAAATGACGTTGTGACTTCCGTTCCAAAACTAATTGTCCCTGCGGCAGCGTCCACTGTCCCTACTCTTGCTTTTAGCCCATAACCTGTAAAGTAACCAAAAAGACTTTTGTTAGCCGCTACGTCATAAGTTATAAAAGGTTGGCTGATGTAGCCAGAATATAAAGTGCTGCCACTGCTAATAGTAAAATAAGGAGTAGTGGAGGTGACTGTTCCAACTATACCGTATGCTGTGGAAGTCGCGCCAAGAATAATAATAATTTTTCCAGTAGAAGTATCCTCAGTCATCGCCCACCTAGCAGACGTAGCGTAGACTGAAAAATCAGTGTAGCCTTGTATTGTAAGCGTAGCTCCGCCAGAGGCTAATTCCCACCTATGTCCAACCGTATAACTACTCGCATTGCTAATCATTAATACACCCGCGCCACCGCCCATTGCTACAACATCAACGGCTTGCATATTGCCACTGTAAAAGGAAGTAGCTGTATTCCACGAGATAGCAGCAGTCGCGCCCGTACCGGATACTGAACCCGTTCTATATGTTCCATAATTGCTGTTATAGATGTCTCGGTAAAACAAAACTACAACTTCTTCTTGTGAGTCATAAACTATTTTTTTAATAGTTACGGGGGCAGCATACATTTGTGCAGGAGTCCCCCATGTTATGGTTTCGCCTGACACAGTCCCTGCTACAGCATACATCGTTGTGCCGCTATCTAAATAAACAACAACCATATTTCCACTTGCGGCATGAAAACAGGAAGTTATCCAAGTAGCTGCATTACTCGTAAACTCTTGCGCTGAACCAAAAGAGGCAGGGTTAGCTGTCGCAGAAATGGGTGAAATTTTACCATCACTGTTTAAAACAACAGGCGCACCCGAAGAGATGTTTCCGTCAGCTACAAAGTCTGTGTTGTTTTGACCGCCACCTGCAGGTAGCAGATCGGCTAAATTCGTCATTTATACGCTCCAACCAATGCTTCCGTTTATGTAGGTCATTGTTATTTCAGCGAAGTTCTTGTCAAAGGTCAAATCAGTAGCTGAACTAGCTATATTGCTCCCGTTACGCGCCACTGTAAAACTAGTAGTTGCCGCTGCACCTGTACCATCCTTCACGATAACAAAGTCACCAGCCGATGGGCCAGAAGGTAAAGTAAGGGTAATACTTCCTGCGGTTGCCACAATAAACTGACCGGATGTAATGGTAGGCATACTTACCCCAGTAAGCGTAGGATCAGGTTGGCCTCCAGTTACAACTGAGGTTCCATCCTGTTTTGTTACTGAAACCCGGATAACATCATCGTCATCTTTAGTTATATAAATCCTATCCCCTGCGGCACAGGTATAACTAGCACCACCATTAATGTTGCACGTAGTGGCGTTAAAGGTCATGGGCCATGCGGCGGCAGCTATGAGTACCATCTGCTGGCCTTTAGTCATGGTAAATGCAGTCGTAGTAGTTGTTCCTGTAATTACTGCTACATTACCCGTTGCGCTAGTAAGGTCTACAGTCGTTGCCGAAGCTATATCTGCATTGACTAAACTAGTAAGCCCCGTACCACCATTGGCTACTGCCAAAGTTCCCGCCATAGTGATTGTGCCTGACGAGGTTATTGGGCCACCGCTATAACTTAACCCTGTTGAACCCCCAGAGACATCTACAGAACTAACTGTTCCTGCCCCTGCTTCAGTAGGATTAGCATTAAATACCGCTGCACCCGTACCTGCACCATCAGTGTATACAAATACTTTTTCTCCAGTCCCTATCGTGACTTCTGCACCTGAACCCTGCTTAATAGCGATTGATTGCCCACCAGTGGTAGCGTTCTCAATCATCCACATCTTACTTACCGTATTAGGGCCAAGTGTGGCAGTTCGTGTACCAGTGAGAGAAACAGCCGAAGTAAACTTCAAATACAAGGCTCGTGCGCCATCGGCTGTAGCATCAGGGATAGTGAACGTTTCATTAGAGTCAGCCGCAAATTGTTTAGTGCCGTACCCTAACGCATCGGTAATGAGTTCCAGGTTCGTATTGGTACTGGTTCCCCACGTACCATCCTCATCTCCCGTAGTAATTTCTTTTAGTCGTAAATTGTTTACATAAGTTGCCATAATTAAGTCCTATGCCGCTTTGTCAGTATCTATATCCACCCAGTTAGGGGTTTGAGGTGAACTAATATTAATCCAATTTGGTGTCTGTGTAACGTCTATCGAACTCCAACCTTTAATTGAAACAGTGCCTATGGCTCCTGTACCTACAACCCCGTTGGGGTATGCAACGCTATTCAAACTTACTGTAACTGTACCAACAGCCCCAACTGCGCCTACTCCAGTAGGAGTAACTATTACCAGAGGCGTAACTGCTTCAACAGCTCCAGTACCTTCTACTCCTGTAACCGTGTACGACCAATCGTAAGCTGGGGTTACTGTACCGACAGCGCCAGTACCTGCTACCCCGTTAGGAATAGTAAATACGCTACCAATACTGAAGGTGACTGTACCTACTGATCCGGTTCCGCTTATACCGTTAAGTACAATATTTTCGCTAGTGTTAGTACTAACACCGTTTACTTCGCCTATCCCTTGTACCCCAGTTAAGCTGAAGCTTGGTACAATGGATACACTACCTATAGAGCCTGTGCCTTCAACGCCTGTGGGTCTAACCAACCCGGTGTAGTTCAGTACTACTGTCCCTACTGCGCCTGTACCTTCTACTCCCGTAGGAGTAACGTTGGCGGTATAGTTTACAGAGACAGTACCGACAGCCCCTGTACCGACTACGGAAATGCCATTAGCACCCCACGCGCCTGTACCCCAACCACGCGCACCCCAAGTTGCACCGAGGTCTACAAGAGTAGAGGCTTGACCACCCCACCTATTGTGACCCCAAGGTCGTTGACCCCATCCACTCATGGCAGTGGCCTATTACGCTATACGAATAATCGCAGTAGCAGCCGCAGCAGCAGGGAATTGGATTTGGAAATCACCCGTACTTACTGTTTGATCCCCACCAAAACTCAACACCGCACACGCAGAGTTAGAATCAGTCGTGTCGTAAATCAACCCTCCACACGTTGTAAACGAAGAGGAAGTCCACGTTACTGCACTAAAATTAGTAATCGCTGTTGTACCATCGGCTGTAGGCGTGACAGAAGTAAGAAGCTTACCCCCCGCACTGTATCCTGTACCCGACAGCTCATCACTGTTGCCAGTAACATCACTGTAGTTGGTAGTAGCTGCACCGTATGTACCACTACCAGAGGCAGTAGCTGTTAGAAGCGCCAGCTTAAACGTAGTGCTCCCTGCGGTGAAGTTATGTAAACCCTTCATCAGTTCAACTTTAAACGATGTGGGCATTGCAGTTGAGATTGTAATTGCCATATCAGACCTCTAATAGTTTGACGAGTTCAGGATGCCCAGCATCCGTAAAACGGTTGGTTAATGTCGTATTATGAGAAGCTACAGCCTGACGTAAATAATTGGTCATTACGCCTCTAATATCTTCTCTAAATGCTTCTGCTTGCGCCTGTATAACAGGGTGTGAGTTACTGCCTATAGATATCACTTCGTTCACGGCTTGCTCTGCAAGTTCTTCAGGGGTGAACCCCCGGCCCGAAACCATAGTCGCTGTTGCTATTCCTATCTTTGCGCCGCCTTTTGTACCAATCATAAATTATCCTATTGAGGAGCTACTCTTACTACTCCTGAACGATATGTGTCTGTCTCTAACCTACCTGCACCCAGGTTACGTAGCAATAGCATAGCTTGTGCGTATAGTTTCTCATATAGCGCTATCATATCGCCTTCTCCTTTCTGGAACCGTATAGCTTGCACCAAAGCCCCATTAAGCAGTGCAGAATCAAATTCCGTTCCTAACCACGTAGTTCCTGCCGTCACAATAGAATCCGGGTACTCAGCATAATGTATTTCTGACTGATACGCCGCATCCGGTGTTGGCCCCAGGATAAAAGTAGTCTGTCCAAATATACCGTAATGTACAGGCAAACCTGTTGCTGTAGGTAAAGGGTAAGCTTCCCGCATAAAACTAACGTCCTTGTTAAGCAGGTAATGGTAGGTTCCAGCTCCATCTATAACAGCTAAAGAATACACATACAGTATATTAGAAGGCATCGTCAGGTACTTATTGTTAAGGCTCATGTTACCTGTTTGATTTTTACGCATGGCAGGTAAATCTACGGACGCAAAAATAGTTTGCTCTGCTTGTTGGGTAAACATAGCCAACTGATCGTCTGTAAACGTTTGCTCACAGATATCCTGTATATTGGTTTTAAGCTCGGTGTAATTCACCTAACACTCCCTACGCCATAGGCCCACGAGCTATAATGCCCTTAGTTGCTGCACCAACACCGCGTATTTTTATTCCGCTAGTTTTAACTGGCCCAGAAGACTGTTCTGGTGAGTTAACTTTTGTACCAGGGTTGTACTCTTTAACACCCGGCATCTTTTTAACTTTAATCTTACCCATTGTTTCACCTCATCAAGTTGGTGTGTTTGCTTGCCCACCCATACCGCTGTGAGCAGTGCAATAATAGTGTAACGTAGGTGCTCCTGCTGCTACTACTATTTGTGTATAAGCACCCGGATTACCCGGTGCTCCATTCGTTGTGACTCCGGTAGTATATTCTACCCCCCCACCCCACGTTCCATTTGGAGTTATTGAAAATCTCAACGGGTGTGGGCCATTTGTACCATCTGACTGATCAAATTTATAAGTGTTCCCTTCAAACAAAGTTAATGTAGGGCTTACCACGCCATCTATATAAAACTTATTACCTGTCCCATATACGTTTGTGCCTGTAGCCACTGTAACTGTTAAAGTAGTGGTAAGTACTATAGACACTTCTCCAACATGCCCAAAAGCAAAAATAGGGTCTGCTGGTTGTAATCGCGCTCGACTTTCAGCATAACCTGTAAAATCGGGTCTTGGGTCACGTATTGCCTGTGGGTCATTCACAGGAAACGTTCCTAACATTAACTGTGGCTGGTCAGGATTCCAACATTCAGGACAAGCTTTAATGCCCGTAACCACTGCTTTTATAACAAGTGGTTTTAACTGCCGTAACCTGTACTGAAAACCACATACATCACACTCTGCTAACGCATTTTGCCCTGACGCAAACCTCTCACTCATAGCTATCTAGGCCCATATAGGCGAGGGATAAGCATTTCAGAAGCTTTTTCTCTGTCTTCTCCCGCTGCCAATGTATATTGTTCATCATATTGCGCTTTTAACATTTCTAACCTAGTCATGCCTTCAGGCAGTTTAGTAGCAATGTAATAAGCTAAACCTGCCACCAACGCTGGCAAAAACCTAAATGGCATATCAGGAGTCTGCACTCCAGCACCCGCGTCTTGTATGCGCCGCAATCGCCAATACCTAACTATATAGTAAGGTGCTCCCACTGTACCTTGGTCAGGGATAGGCCACACCGTAATGGTAGGTTGATCACGTAGTCTGTCTATCCAACACTGAATAGGTCGGCCTTGCGTAAGTTTGTTGGGAATAGAAGCGTAATTATCTACACTAATTCGAGAAAGATTTAAGTCAGTCTGTAGAGTAGTGCTACCTTCATTAGTACGGATAACTTGTTCAAGTAAATCAATAGTATCCGCAGGAAGGTTGTAAGTAGCAGTGCCTTGACCAAGATTTACAAACCCCTCGTCAATCGTCCACATATTTACACCACGATTAGCCCACTCTATAGTGAGCAGGTTCATAGAGCGTCTAGCAGTTTTTAAATCATATCCTGAATGAAGCTCACGCCCAGCACGTTCAAAGGCTTCTTCAGCAACTTCTGTGAAGTCCATTGTAAATGCTGTAGTGCCAGACGTAGCCATGTGTTAGCGCCCTCTTCTCTTAACTGGGCCTTTCTTTTTAGCCATACCACCACCGCGCATCTTTTTTGGCATAGCCATACCACCGCCCCGCATTTTCTTAACTGGGCCTTTCTTTTTAGCCATACCACCACCACGCATTTTCTTAGTAGTTGCCATACCACCACCGCGCATCTTACGTTTCTTAACTGGACCTTTCTTTTTAGCACCTGCCATCTTGTAATCTCCTATAGAATTTATTACGTAGTTTATACATTGGTTCTACATCATACTCTTTAAAATATTGCTCGTAATACCCCACAGACCTTAGCTTTTCAGCCGCTTGCTCTAACTTAGAAAGCCGCTGTACAAAAACCAGTGCATATTCAATGTCTGTCTCTGGTTCAAAATCTTCACTATCTAGCAACTCTTGTTCGTCATCGTCAGGGTGGAATCCCATAACCCATAAGTCTTTGTCTTTGTACAAGTTTTCAGAAATACGTTTGTTAATTATGTCATGGTATTTATGAAATCTGTCTTCTCTTTTTATAAAATCAGTATCTACTATTATCACTAAGTCCTTGTCTTCATTCCAGTTTTTTAAAGTATTAGAAAGTAACCCATAAGATTTATCTTCCTTAAAAACCACTTCAACTTTGTTGTCTTCCCACGCTGTTTTTGCGTAAGGACACGCAGGTATATCATTGAACTCGGAGTTACGTGGCTCTAATACGTGTTTAGACCAATCTCTAATCTCTGTAACTATTCCAGTTTTCTCTTGTTGGTTAATCATTTCTTTTTCTTAACCACCTTTTTTCTACGTAAAGACTCTACTCTTCTTGGTTTACCTGCCGGTTGTCCTAAACGTTTCTTTTGCGCTATACGGGACTTTTTTTCTGCTGCTGTCATTTCCTTTGACGTTTTAGGTGTTTTACTCGACACCTTTTTAGTAGGTCTACAATAAGGCGTTCCACGTTTATCTCCTTTCTTTCGACCACAAGCTTTGCCCGTTTTTACGTCTTTCCAATCTTCTTTGAACCAACGTTTTAACGCGGCTCCTTTTTTAGTTTTACGAACGGCCACTAGCTTTCTTCTTCCTACACTTAGCTATAGCACCTGACGCATAAGCAGACGGAAACACTTTGTATTGAGCTTTTACTTTGTGATAGCAAGCATCTTTAGTAGAACCGCCTTTTTTTAAAGCAATGGGCTTAATCCTACCCATACCCCGACACTTCATCATCTACGCCATACCCCTTAAAGTTTTAGCTAAACGTGCACGTTGCCCCAGTTTTCCTGGTTCTTTAGCAGCCGCATTTAGTTTTTTAGCAGGTATTTTCTCCCCTGCCTTAACCCCTAATTGCTTACGCAACGCACCAGGTTTCTTTATGGCTTTTTGAATCCACCCACCTTTTTTAAGTTTCCTGCTTTTTTTCGGCATCTTGTCTGGGCTCATTACACCCATGCCTCGACACTTCATCATGCAAGCCACCTCACTTAGTTTTTTTCTTTACCGTCTTTTTAGGAGCAGCTTTCTTAGGCTCTGCTTTAGGTTTTGCTTTAGGGGTTGCTGTTTCGCCCGGATCAGGTCTGCCAAATAAGCCAACCATAATATATCTCCTTAAGTATCAACTAGTTAAACTATTCTTCCACGGGTATGGCCTTTACGCGCAATGCCATCGGCGCGGCTTGAAGCACTGCCTACCTTACCGCCTTTAGCCATCATAGTAGAAGCGCCTGAGTACGCGCCTTTACCCATAGACTTTTCCATACCTTTGCTTTCGTTTCTACGAGAAGCCATGCTCTGGGACTTTTTGCCGTTCCTAGCGCCCATAGACTCATCTAAACGATCATTGTACCCCTGCTTTTTAACTTTACCACCAGCAGCCATACCGTCTAACCTATTCTTTTCAAAACGTTTTTCTTTATTTAAGCGTAAACGTTCTTGACGAGCATCTCTACCTTCAGCCCCACCCATACGTTCTTTAGGAGCAATCCGATAGATTTCGTCATCCAGGTTACGAATAACCTTTTTGTCATGTTTTCTACTAGGCATACCGCCCTCCTTAAATTTTTTACCTTTGTCTGCTTTAGCAAACTCTTTACCCACACTTTGTGGGACTCCCGCTTTCTTAGCAAACTTAGGGCTGTTAGCTACTGCCGCCATAAATTTAGCTTGTTTCTTAGTCTTACTTGGCATTAACACTTCCACCGTTTTCTAGCTTGACGCAGCCTAGAATTAGGGTTCTTAGCTGCTTTTGGAAATTGTTTCATCTGCCCAGCAGAACGCGCACAGAACGACTTACGCCGCTTTGCGTCCTTGCTGCCCTTCTTCACTTTACCAGTAACGGCTGTTTTAAGTTTAGAGCCAGGGTTGTCCTTACGGTATTTAGCCACACCCTTCTTGGTCATACCTGCACCAGATTTAGTCGGGCGCTTATGACCACCTTTAATAGTGTGGCCTTTCATAGTCCCCTTTTTCTTAGGCGCTGGCATACGATTTAGTCACCGTAATCACTAGTAAGTACGTATCTCCTGCGGTAGCTCCTACCGTAGTCACTAATATATCCCCAGTACTACCCGCCCCACTGTTATTAGGGATACCAAAGTCTGAAAAATCAATGGTATCTTCCCAATCTTGAGGGAGGTTCAAAAGGGGTACGTTAGTAGTAGCATCCCACAAAAGTTCTACACCCATTCCAATGTTAGAAAAGGTAATCTTTTGTAAGGTAACTCCAGTACACGCTTGCTTAGTGACAGGATCGGCAGAAAGAGTAGACACATCTATAAGTGCTGCTTCAGCTTGTCCCGACCCATCACTGACATTGGTGAATTTAAGGATGGCAGTGCGCCCACCATCCTGTATTACTTGGCTTGTAAGTGCATCAGCCATAATAGTTCACTCCTCAAAGTTAGTATTAAGCACTAAACGGAGTAGCACCAGCACCGCCACCAGCACCAAAACATACCGCTTCTACGTACCACGTGTTCGCAGCAACAATAGTACACTTGATAATGCTATCTACGTCACCACCAGTAGTACCGCCATTCCAAGTGAATGTAGTATCACCCGGTGTAGCTAGGAATGTTTTAGTAAGTCCTGCTGAATCTACGGACATTGCATATCCAGTAAACACATCAGCTCCAGAAGGTTTAATGACCAGATCATTAGAAAGGTCAAACCCACTAATAACAACAATCTGAGCACCTAGTTGGTTCTGTTGGTCAGGAGCAGTTGGGTCGGTAGGAGGAGTAGTGCTTGAAGGCACAGTATCCAATACCGCAGGGAGTGTAAGTTGTCCTGCCCCTGTTCCATTAGTTGAAGCATAGACATTAATAACCCCAGCATTACCCGGAGTAATAGCCCCAGTAGGATTATTACTAGCGTCTACTGTAGGAGTAGGGAAAATAGAAAGAGCTAACGTAGTGTTGTCAGCAGTGATTTCTTGTGCTGCTCCCGGCCCAGCGGAAACAAAACCGTTGAGTGACCGGACAGGCCCAGAAAAAGTAGTTCTAGCCATTATAAATTCCTCTCATGCGAGTTGAGGTATATCTGTCTGCATGAAGTCAGTCGGGCGCTGTCAGATATACGGGTTAGTCCCGATAGTGGAGAAAGTGTACCCCAATAAAAAACCCCGCACAAGGCGGGGTCAAAATCATTCATACTTCTTATTATGATTTTAAGGGGTGGTCTATGTAGCACCCGGCGAGCCGTATACACCCAGTGGGTCAGATACGCCGAAGCTATATCTCTCACGGGCTTTATAGCGGCTATTACCAGTATCAAAGTCAGCATCCATAGATGTAGACATTGGGGTACGGATAAAGTGCTTCAAACCATTTGGCACGTCAGTCATCAAGAACCACGCATTACCGTCAGTCAGATAGTTATTAACTGTAAAACCCTCTGGAACTGTACCGTTATTACGCATGGCGTTGATGTCATTGTCAGCCGTGCTAACCCGAAGCTCAGAGTCCATCAAGCGTGTAGCAACAAATTGCAACGCAGGAGGAATTACAAGCTTACGAGGTTTAGCAGCAATCAACAGACCACGCTCATCAGTCCAACCTGCTATTGAAATAACCGCTGCTTCCAAAGAAGTCTCGTTTAAGTCAACGCCAGTAGCTGGAGTATTTGCGTTAGTTCCACCAGAAACTAGTGGATGCGCTGTTGAAAACAAAGTCTGGCCGTCCCCATAAGTAGGGCCACCAGCAAAACCAGTGTTGAGGATAGTCGCACCTTTAACCTGCTTGGTGTAAGCCATCGCTCTAGCTAGTGCCTTTGTATAACGTGCAGAAAGCGAATCGTACAGGTTATCTTCAATAGCTTCTTCAGTTATTGAGAATCCCATAGCAATCGTTTCATTGACGTAACGCGCTGTGTAAGTTTCCTGGGCGTTGTCATAAGCAATTGCCGCGCCTTCGTTTTTAACGGGGGCAGCACCAAAGCCTGATAACTTCACCTCTTCTTCGAAGGAACGGTCAGAAGTCTCTGTCTCAAAGATTTCCTTAGTTTCTTCACCATATCTTGCATACTCAAGGCCAAACAGGGCATTTAAACCCGGAAGGAGTTCCTTGAGGAGTTGCGCTCGTGAAATAGCCATATCTCAAGTCTCCTTATATACCTGTCTGGTTAGTGTAAGAATGTGCTCCGGGGTTGAACTTTACGATCACATCAGTAAACGCATCACCAACTGTACTTCCCGGTGCGTCAACAAAGTCAACGATTCGGAAAGCAAAACCAGCAGTAGTAGCGGTTGTTGCATCTAACGCAGTGTTCGAGTTACCTGTAGCAGTGCTACCTGTAGAAGTCGATTGTACCGCGTTAAAATGCGTATTTTGCCCTAAGTCAGTTTGCGTAATAATACCCGCAGCTTGAGCTTGGAACAAAGTGTTGGGGTCATCTACGATGAATGCCAACGCATCATCAGCCACTGTGTTAGCGGGCCACATTTGACGGTTAACAAAACCCAACGTTGCGTCTGTGTAGGAACAGCCCATGAATACGCCTATTGTACCAGCAGGGAAAGGTGTTGAATTATCCCCGTTGGTAGTTACTAGCTCAATAGTACCGTTAGTAGCAATCGTAACGACTGCACCATAGAACAGGTTAGTATTGTAGCCAGAAGTAATAGGAAGCTTTCGAGTTGCTCCCGCATACGGAAGTCCCCCGATTTCATTCAAAGGCTTTAACCCATAAGGGGTTGCTGTTGTAGCCATTAGAATATCTCCTAATTATCCTTTACCGAAAGTAACCTTAGTAGACCGTTCATTGAACATTGGCATTCTAGGGTCAGACTCTCGCATTAAATTATTGTCTACGGAACGTATCTGCGCTTCATTAGTTTCTTGATAATAAGCACTGCGTTCCTCAACAAGCTCTTTTGGGGCTTTACAAAGCATTAAACCGCCCATGACAATATTGTCTTTAAAGCGATCATTCTCAATACTCACCAGATGAATCTCTGGGTGGTCTGAGGCTTTGCACGGCTCCCAGCCTTCTCGTAGCTTAGAAGAAACATTGGTAGGGTCAGGTTGACCATTAGTAGAAACGCGAACCCAATGAAAAGTATAGCCTTCTTGCGGGGTAGGGTCAGGTAAAAGCTCTGGCCTCTTCCATGCCGGTTTATGGGCTTTCTTTTCGTTAGTATCTAATTCTCTGTCTAGTCTTGTTTCCATTACCTTTGCTCCCTAATTAATTCAGCAGCCTTTTTGGCGTATTCTTCAACTGGTACCCCTAACCGTTTAGCTAGGTGTACTTGTGTTTGCGATAATGTAACCTTGTTAGGTTTCGTGCTCCGCGTAGCGGGTGCAACCACATTGCTTTGCTTGCGTTGCGCAGGGGCTTCTTCAACCTCCGCATCAAAGTTATCTGGAAAAACTTCTCGCATACGAGAATTAATTTTCTCGTAGTATTCTTCACTTCGCGGGTCTATCCCGTTTTTCTTGAGTTTGGAATCTAAACCTAAAGCGAACGCTGTCATTTCATCGTCCGAACCAAACCAAGTATTTTTTTCAGCCCAATCTTGCGCCCGTGGATCTTTAGCTGGTTGTGCGGGCTCAACATTGTTTTGCGGTACTTTTATATCATTTTCAGGGGTTTGTAAAGGTTGTCGTTTAAAATTAGTAACTTTGTCATCTCTAATCTTAGCAGTCGTAATAGCTTCTTGTGCCGCTACAATAGCATCTGCATCACCCGACTCGTAGGCATCTTTGTATTGCCTTTTGGCAGCAAGCATTTCTGCTTCAACCGATGCCTTAGCTTGCTTAAGCATGGCTTCTTGGCTTCGGTCTACTCGACTTTTAAGTTGTTTATTCTCTTCAAACAGTGGCTTAGATATTCTCGTAAGTTCTGCCAGTTGTCTTTCCGCAGCCTCTTTAGCCCGCCGTTCGTCATGGGTAGCTTTGTTTAGTTGCCCAATTCGTTTCTTTACGGATTTAGAATAGCTTTCTAACTCTTCGTCATCTACTTCTTTAAAGTTAGTAGAAGGAACCTTGCCTTTATCTTTTTCAGGCGTGTCATCTATTACTTCAATTTCTACTTCAGGTTTTTTCTCTTGGGGCGGTGATTTTATTTCTTCCCTTCCAACCGCGCCTTCCACCTCTATATCCGTTGTTTGTTCAGGGGCCTCGACTTCTATTTCAGCAGCAGCTTCTATTTTGTCGGGATCAGGAAATTCATATTCTACTTTCTGGATAGGCATAAGTTACTCCTTAGTTTGCGCGAGATATTACACTCGGGTCATCAACGACAGCTTCAATAGAATCATCATTCATCAGACGATACTCTTGTTTGCCGACTTTAAAGCGCGTGCCAGTATTGGCCCGAAACATTACGTAGTCACCTTGTTTACACCAGGGACCAGTGGGAAATCGGTCTTTATCCGCATACGCTTGCTCTCCCATGTCCAGTACCAACCCTATCGTAGACAGGATGTACTCTTCATGGAGTGTCTTGGCTGCTTTTGCTATACCACCAGCAAAAGTGTCTTCTACGTTAGGCAACGCAATAAGTACTCTGTATCCCACAGGCTTGGGGATAAGGGCATCTAACTTCTCTTGCGCTACTTCTTCCTCTTGCAGCTTATCTCTACGTTTGATTTCTAAGGCTGTCATTTCAGTCATCTTGGTTTTCCATGTGTATACGCGAGAGGTCATTTACTTCTCGTAATGCGGTGTCCAGACCCCGAAGCACACCACACACTTCTTTATAATCGGCGTAATCTTTAGCTGCGCCGCTTTTTATAAAGTCTTCGCTAGACCGTTTCTGGTCAGTCAGTTTTTCTACCAATACTTCAAAGACAGTTTTAGCCATTATCTATCCTCTCGGTCATCGCGGTAGGCTTCAGACGCATCACGATGCGCTTCTGCTCTAGTTCGTTTTTCTTCACCTTTAGCTTTAGTTAAATCAATTATAGCTTTAGCTTCCTCTAAGTCGTTTTTAGCTTCAGCTTGTTGGTTTTGAGCAGCTATGCGACTAGCTTCAATAATTGCCGTTGTCTCTGCTTTCTTTGTGTCAAGTGCTAAACGCTCTTGGTCCAACGCAACATCAGCGGCGTCCTTCAGAGCCTTACGTTCTTGCTCATCACCTTTCAATGCCAACTCAGCTTGTTTCATTTGCATTATCGGATCTTGCGCTTGTTGCTCTGCTTGTTGTTGAGCCTGTTGCTGCTGATGTGCTTGAGTAAGTTGTATAGCTGCGGTGGCTTGTAATTGAGCTAACTGTACTTCTATCTCTTCCGTTAGTTCTTCATTAACCGGCGGCAACGGAGCACCTATCCTTTCTTCTATCTGTCGCCTATACAAAAAGGCTGTGTGCTCTGCAATATGGGCTTGTAGTTCACCCATAATTTGATTAGCTAACGGATTTTGACCAATGGTCTGTGCAATCATTGGGTCTTGCATAAAGGCTTGATGGGCAGAAATATGCGCTTGGTGGTCTTGGTACATAAAAGCTTTTATCGGAGATCCTGTCAAAGCGTCCATGTTTTCGCTTACTGGGTCAACAGGAACCATATCATCGTCAGTGGGTACAAGCTTGTCTGCGTTCTTAATCCCTAAGACCTCAATCATCTGCCTATGCAGTTGGGGTAGGTCATAGATTTGAGGGGTAGCCTGTGCCATCTGTAGTACGGTTTGGTATTGCACAACGCGCTGTGCCATCGTACTACTGTTGGGGTCGCTGACAGGAATTACTTCCACCGTGGCATAGTCGGCTTGGCGGGCGCGAGGGGTACCACGGTCAGGCTCGTAACCATATTCTACTGGGGCGTACTCAGCCATAATTGCTCTGAGCAGTTTAAACTCCTGCTTCATGGCGTAGTGGACACGGGATTGAACCGCAGCCATTGGCTTTAAGGTACGCTCCAACAGAGCTAATGTGGTTCCGACAGGTGCATTGGCACTCATATCGGAGATATTCATGTCCGAAATAGCCCCTAATCTGCGGCCTTCTTCGGTTATCTTGTCTAATAAGGCCAATAACGTCTGACTTGGCTCTTTATACGGTAATGGGAGGATATTCTCGCGGATTGACCCGCTAGGCACGTCCACATCACGGAATTCACCCGGCCCGATGGGAGTATCGCCCGTAGTTACCCGCATTCCACGGGATTTAAGGCCACCTGGTAGGTTAGATAGCGTACCTGCGTCCACTAATTGGCGAATAAGTGACGTTCCCGCCCGTGCATAGCCGCCAATAATGTGAATTAGGCCCAATCCGTAGAAACCAAACCCTGGAACGTACACATAATGGACGAAATGCTGGCGTTTTAGCATCAATGGGTCGTCAGGGTTCCAGTTTCGGCGTATTGCCAGCACTGTTCCCGTGCCTTTTTCAATGGTAATGACGTAAGGCTTGGCGAGTTGTAGGTCATCGCCCTGTTTATCTGCCCCATCTACCTCGTCAATCACAATATCCGCGTGAATTTCATACACGGCGTAGCGATCATCCGCAGAAAGAGAGATTCCAGACTGTTCAGCCTTGGCTTCTTCGATGTCTGTAGTAAAAGATACCGGATCACCAAGGTCTACTTCCCGATAAAACCCTGCATCTTGCAGTTTTATCATCTCGTTCTTAGTCTTACGCATCACATGAGTGACACGCTCGGCTGATTCTAGGTTAGATGCGCCGTAAGGGACGATCATATCTTCCGCTGGGATGTAGATTGCAGTCTGTCTATCCAAATTAGGATCAAAGTAAATCTTTTTAAACGCCGACCCCGCTAGTCCCAGGCTGTATAACATGCGTTCATGCTCTGGCCTGTACTCCACCATCACATCAGTCAGCTCATAGTTCATATCAGTCTTAACGCGCAGAGCTGCATCTTCTTTTTCTCGCGTCATCTCACCGAGTATCTGCGTTTTTACAGGGCCAGCCGCTGGGAATGTCTCACTCATGGCCTCTGCTTGGAATCTTATCGCCGCTTCTGCCAGTACTGTGCTATACACACCACAGGCATTTTCCCAAGGTTCAGTCCTGTCCTCATAACTAAACCCCAGTACTTCCAACCCTTTAACGAAAGTCTCAGCCCAATCACGGCGGGAACCTACGTCCCCATCCACTGCTTGCACTAACTCACTCGACAGCTGGTTCAACTGCCCATCATCTAAGTAATCTGCAAGATTTGCATCAAACGGTGCGTTGGCGATGTCTGAGTCTTCCATGTCAGGGACTAGTGTTATCTCTACACTCCCATCGTCAAGAGTAACCATTTCAGGATCTACTATTTCTATCTCTAGGCTGGGTTCCAAGGAAGGTGTTTGCTCCCCTTCGGGCATACCATATAAGCTTCGTTCAATTGCCATTATTCTTCCTCTTTAAGTTCTTCTTGGCCCCACTTACACAGCGGGCACCACGAATCGAGTAACCAGACTTTAGCGGGCATAAAACAGCCACACTCCTTACATATCTGTAAACTTTTAACCAGTTGGGGACAACCCGAACAAATAGCCAAACGGGCAGCTACCATTGTCTGCCTTTCCGAAAGCTCTGGGGTATCCACTAATAAAAACCCCCTCTTCGCCGTCTATAGTATGGGGCGTCTTCCTCTTCATCTGATGGTAGCCTGACAAACCCACCTCTTCTAAACCGCATAAGTGCCATAGAAGTAGAGTCTACGTAGTCATCATGCTCCCCTGCTGGAAAGCTTGCAACCTCATCCATTACTTCTTCAGCCCAATGTGTGTTAGGAGCCCACACCATTCCAGAAGCAAATAGGTCAGAAACAGCGTTTAACCTAGCTATTTTGTCATTCCCCTTAGTCGGAGTAAACTCTTGCACCGGGACTCCCATTGCCCGCATCTCATAAATGAGCGGCGCACCGGATGCTTTTTTCTCAATGATAATAGAGTCTGGCTCCCATTCTTTGTACTCTTCAATAGCTACTTGCTTAAGTCTAGGAAACTCCATTCGTTCACGATAAGCATTAAGTAAGATAATGTTAGCTTGTGGTGCTCCTGCGTCATCATCTTGGTAGAACACTCCCCACGTTGTCAGCGCCGAATAGTCAGCACGTTGAGTTTTTTCAAACGCCGTATCCCAGGACATCAATACAAAATTGCATTGCGGAGGCTCATCTTCTTCCCAGATCTTCCACCACTCTCTTTTTACAATAGCCGATTCTTCTGACGTAGGGTTCTGCTGGTACTGCGCCATCCACTTGGAATTAGGCAGTTCTTCCTTAAGAGCAGCCAGTTCTTCTGGGGGCCAAAACTCAGGCCACAGAGGATTCCCACTGGGCATAAGTGCAGGAAATTCAATGACTTCCCATTCTTCTCCTCCGCGTTGTGCGGAAGATTTTAAGACTTGTGCGGTAAGATCTCGTTGGGACCAGCGGGTCATTACAATAACAATAGCCCCACCAGGCTGGAGTCTTTGCCGGGGACCGGATGTGTACCACTCGTAAGTCTTGTCGTATATTTCAGGGCTGTTCTCAGCTAAAGCGGCTTCTTGTTCTGAGTGCGGGTCATCAATAATCAACAAGTCTGCGCCCTTACCAGTTACCGCACCGCCCACACCAATCGCAAAGTAATCCCCGCCCTTACTGGTGTTCCAGCGTCCCGCTGCCTTTGAATCACTTTGTAAACCTAAACCAGGGAACACTTCAGTGTACGTCTGTTTATCGACTAAGTTTCTAACCTTACGACCAAACCCTACCGCCAGCTCTGCGGTATGCGAGGTCTGAATAACTTTTTTATGCGGATACTTGCCCAGAAACCAAGCCGGTAACAGGTATGAAGCGAACTCACTCTTGGTATGACGCGGGGGCATGTTGATGATTAATCTTTTACATTCCCCACGGGCTACGCGCTCAAAGGCCGATGCCATCCTGCTATGATGCCTACCAGCAATAAACGTAGGCCACATTGCCTCTACAAATTTCATAAACCTATCTTGGATCAAGGTACGTTTCTTAAGTTCTTCCAAGTGCTCTAGCTCTGCCAACAGCTTTTCCTGCTCTGGCAGAGACAACATAGGTAGTATGGTCGGTATATCCTTGAGAGCTATGTCTTCCAAGGGACTACTCACCAGCATCAACCTCAAGTTCTTCTATTAACTCAGGCTTTTCGGGCTCTGTAAAAACTCCTAGCTCCTCATCCAGATCTGCATTTAATGGCACAACGTCCACCACATCTGCGTTAAGTAGCCGTTTAACCCGCTCTTTAATCGCATTTTCCAAGTCTTCTGGACTCTTGTAGTTAATAGTTATCTCACTGCGCTCTGTAAACAATCCAATATCGCTGTGTTTCCCTAATAATTCCAATGCCTTAAGTTCAAACCGGGTATCACCACAGTCGGCTATTTCCATTAACTTGTTAGTAATCGCAGTACGTGCACTTGCTGCGTCTAGTCCTAATTGCGAACCATACGCTCTGAGGAACGATGCAGCAGCATAAGCGGTGGTGGGGGTTTTTAAATTGGAAATTTTGCGATCTTTCGCTACAGCGTCTAAGAGAGCCTTCTCGCGGGCCTCATCTTTTGCCGACACTTCTAATGGTGCCCCTAGTGAAACCTGGGTTTCAGCTGTGTTAGCCGACACGGCTACCTCATCCAACACAGTCGAAGGCGTTTCGTCACTTAAATCATAAGGGACGGGGTGTTCCTTAGTAGGTTCTATTTTTACAACAGCCATCGCGCAAGTACCTAGCAGTACTGGTTTTGCGAAGTGTATGTGATTCGGTGGGTGGGTGCAAGTTTTGAGACTCCAAAGGAGGTGTTTCACGTGGAACAGGGGGGTGGGGTCTGTAGAGGAAGTCGAAAAAACAAAGGGGGTGGGGTAAGTTTTTCAAAAATAGAATATCTAATGTGCAGATTAGTAATTATAAGGGTATTGGTACTTTTGCTGCTGATTCGGTGGGGTGCCCATATGGTGGGCTCTGTTAATCCCGTATACCACAAATTTGGGGGCCCTAT